GATGACAAAGATTTTTGGTTGTTACAATATAATCAAAGGCAAACATTAGCAAGGCAATTTCCATTTGGCGATGGTAAATATTATTTAACGCAGGATGGCGAAGCAAAAACAATTGGCGAAGTTGGATTTTCGCCAACGATAATTGAAAAAACTTTTAATGGTACTGCGCCAAATTATATTTATTTGCCGACAATGTGGGAGGATACGCGACCGGTTGTATGGACAACGCAAAGAATGCCGCGAATTTTAATTAATGCCGGATTAATTGACATATCAAAATTATCCGATGTTTATACGCAAATTTCAATTGAAACATCGCCTTGCACCACAACGCAAATTCCTTTATGTTATTTTCAAAAGGTACAATATAACGATTATGCAATTGATGCATTTGATTTAAACCTTTCATTTAATACGCCATTAGGAATTGGATTTATGCCAAAAAATTTGGTTGATACATATTATAAAAATCCTATTGACCAATTGAATATAAGCGCATCATTAGTTGCGTATTTTAATTTGTCTGCGCGCGACATTGCAGAATTAGATTTTTCACAATTATGGTACATAGAATATTTTAATTCAGTATTTAGATTGAATAAAATAATTGATTTTGAGCCAAATGGAAAAGGATTAACCAAAGTTGAATTAATAAATGTTGGCGTGAAATATGATTACGGCGATGAATTTGCAAAACTATATCCAAATGTGCCGACATTTGATTTTATTATAACAGAAGCAGGCGAAGAAATTTTAACAGAAAATAATTTTAACATAATAACAGATTAAAAAATAAATAAAATGGCAACTAAAAAAATATCACAATTAACCAACGCCGGTGCATTTGCAGGGACAGAGCAATTTCCAATAGTGCAAGGCGGCGTAACTTTAAAAGGTACTCCAAATCAAATGTCCACATTTGTATCTAATCAAATTAGTGGAAGTTTTGTTACCAACGCATCATTGACAACAACATTAGCATCTTATGTTACAAATACAAGTTTAGCAAGTACATTAACGCTTTATGCTACGCAAGTTGATTTGACAAACGCATTAGCTTCTTATGTTACGAACGCAAGTTTAGCATCGCAATTAGCAAACTATGTTACGAATGCATCTTTAGCATCTACATTAGCAGGGTATGTTACAACCGGAAGTTTATCTTCGCAATTAGCAAATTATGTTTTGACATCAACGCTGACAAGCACATTGACAAATTATGTTGGATTAACCGGAACGCAAACAATTACCGGCACAAAAACATTTAGTAATGCAAGTACAAAATTTTATACAACGGCAGCTATAAGCCCATCGCAAAGCGGCGGCGGCGCGCCGGCAAATTATGCCAAAAGAATAGGCACAAATGCTGATGCGCAGGTTTTAGATGCAGGAATAAATTCATCCGGCGCAGCATGGTTTCAAAATTATTCTAATGTTGATGATACTATTTTTGATGTCATTGCATTGAATCCGGTTGGCGGCGATGTGGTTGTAAATAGAATTACATCAGCAGGATATAAATTTGATGTGAATGGAAGTTTTAGAAATGCAAACAATGCTTATCTTGCAACAATCATTAATAGCGTAGTTGGAATTGGTACAACAACAACAGATACAACCGCGCAATTGCAATTAAATTCCACAACTAAAGGAACATTATTGCAAAGAATGACAACCGCACAAATTAACGCAATCTTAACGCCGGCAAATGGATTAATGATTTACAATACAACATTAAACCACATGTGTTGTTATCAAAGTGGCGCATGGGTTAAATTTTCACATTCTCCAATGTAATTTAAAAAAAATATGGATAAAGTTCAACAATTACAAATCTTGCATGGTGCATTTGATTTGGCAGTACAAAAAGGCGCATTCAAATTAAACGAATGCGAAGCAATATTAGATGCATTGAAAGCATTTGCGAACGATATTGCAGAAGAAGAAACAAAAGGTAAAATCATTAAAGAAAAATAAAATGAAAAGAGGAAATAAAGTTAGGTATAAAAAGAATTTGCAATTTGAAGGAAATTCAGAAGACCAAAATGAAAACATTATTAGCTATGGTCAAAGAATTGGTATTGTAAATTATTCAGATAAAATAGTTTCTAAAATCTTTGGCGAAGAATTAACTAATATGAATATAAAGCACATGAAATGGGCATTAGGTAGGGCAAAGAATAGAACAAAAGATAATACTTGGACAATAGTTTTATAATAAAAAATGGCAGAAGAAAAATCAATTGTTTATAATGTGTCCATTGAGTATGGTGCATTAAAACAATCGCAAGAAGATATACAAAAAAGAATTGTTGAATTGCGTAATGAGCAAAGCAAATTAGATGCAACAACAAAAGAAGGTCAAAAGGCTATTCGCGAGAATAACGCTGCGTTGTCTGCATTAAATTCGCAATACAAAACAAATCAGAAGGCGTTAAATGATTTAACAACTGCCGAAAAAGCAAACACAGATAGCATTAATTATAACAATAATTCAATTGCTCAAAATCGCGCATTGTTAAAGGAAATGACTGCGGAATATATCCGCATTCAAAATCCAACCAAAGAACAAACCGCAAAACTAAAAAAATTAACCGATACATTAAAAGAACAAGAAGCCGCCATTGGAAACAATGTGCGAAATGTAGGTAATTACAAAGAAGCATTCAAAGATGCATTAGGTGGCGTTTCGGTATTTGGGGTTGGGTTGGATAAACTTGGAAACAAATTAAAAACAAATCCAATTGGAATTTTAGTTACTGCGCTTGGTGCATTATTTGTTTACATGCAAAAGTTTGAAGCAGTATTTGATTTTTTTGAACGCGCATTGGCCGGAATATCCGGTGCATTTGATGGCGTATTGGGAAATTTAGGTAAATTATTGCAGGGCGATTTTAGCGGATTTGCAGATGGCATAGCAAATTCGGCGGCCGAAAGTTATAATCTTGCGCAAGCAACACAAGATTTAGAAGATGCCGAAAGGGATTTACAAGTTCAACAAGCAATTGGCGATGCGCAAGTAAAAAAATTAATTATCAGTTCAAAAAATAGAACAATAACAGAACAAGAACGAATCGCGCTTTTAAATAAGGCTTCTGATATTGAAAGGAAAAATTTTGAAAGTAAGGTTGGCATTGCAAAACAAGAATATGCAATTGCTGCGCGTGAATTGGCATTAGCAAAAAGCAATGGTACTGCAAAAGATGCTATCAGACAAAAGGAAGTTGATGCAAAATTAAAATTGGTTGAAATATCTTCGCAAAGCGCAGATGTTGAAGAACGAATTTTAAACAGATTAAATAAATCGCAAGAAGATGCAGAGGTGGATAGACAGAAAGTTGAAGATGCAAGAAAAAAAAGGATTGAAGATAGAACAAGAAGGGAATTGGATGAATTAAAAGCAACGCAAGAAGCAAGGGCAATTGAAAATACAAAATCTTTAAATGATTTAAAACAAGCCTTTGCGGATAAAGGCAGAATAACAAAACAAGCGCAGGAGCAATATGATAAAGATGTTAGGGCATTAACAGAAATAAATCTAAAATTACAAATTGAAGATTTAAAAAAATTCAATAACGATAGAACAAAATTAAGTAAGGAAATTGCAAAATTAGAATTGCAAATTACATCAAATCGAATTGATGCGCAAATTGACCAAAACAAAAGATTGGAAGCAGATGAAATAACGCGTAAGCAAAAAGCACAATCACAAATTGAATATGTCAATGACAAATTAATGGCGGATGCAAAAACAAGATACATGGTTGAATTGGATATGGCCAATGGAAATGCAGATGCAAAATTAGCAGCGCAACAAAGATATGCAGATGATGTTTATGCAATTCAAATACAAACATTAAATAATCAAATTGCATTATTAGAAGCAGACACAAAAAATGCGACAACAAATGCCGCAGAAATTGCAAAGATGCGTATTGCATACCAAAATTTGGTAACAGACCATGGAATTAAAAGCATAGATGAAATTGATGCAGCTACAAAAAAATCCGCAGATGATTTGGAAAAATCATTTAAAGAACGCGCCGAACAAGTTGCGCAAGTTAGTCAAATGGTTTTAGGCGCATTACAAGATGCAAACCAACAAGCGGCAGAAAAAGAATTAAATACATTAGAACAAAACACAAAAGCAAAAAGCGAAGCATTAAAAAGCCAATTAAATAAAGATTTAACCGCAATCAAAGATAATATTGCAAAAGGTTTAATTACTAAAGAGCAAGGCGATGCGCAAGAAGCAAAATTGCAAGAAAAAGCAGATGCAAGGCAAATACAAATTGAAAAAGATGCGTTAAGCCAACAAAACGAAATTAAACGCAAGCAATTTGAAACAGATAAAAGATATGCAATTGCGCAAGTAATTATAACAACCGCATTAAATGTTATTAAAGCATTCCCAAATATTTTTGCAATGATAGTTGCCGGCGCGCAAGGTGCAATCCAATTATCTGCAATTAAATCGCAAGAATTTGTACCGGCATTTGCAGAAGGTGGATTGGTTGAAGGTTTTGCAGGCGGCGGATTATCCGGCACAAAAGTTAAACAAGGAATGGGAATGCCAATTAAACGAAGCAATGGCGATAATTTATTGGCAACAATTAAAACCGGCGAAGTAATTTTAAATCAACATCAACAAGCAGCATTAGGCGGCGCAAGAACATTTAAAAGAATAGGAGTGGCAGGATTTGCGGATGGCGGAATGGTTGGTGCAAATAATATTTCAAACGAAAGCGATAGAGTTGTTGAAGCAATCAAAAATTTAAATTTGGTTGTTTCTGTTTCCGAAATAACATCAGTACAAAACAGAATTCAAGCAATAGAAACCGCAACATCATTATAATGGCAAAAGCAAAAGTTACATCGCAAAAAATAAAAGTTAATTTCGGCAAAAGAAAAACCGGAAGGGCAGCAAAAGCAAAAAAATTTCAACCAAAAAAATATAAAGGTCAAGGAAAATGAACATTGAAAAAGAATTTTATACAAGAATTGACACAACCTTTGGCGAATGCAAAGAAGTTGCGTATCATTTAGCAGAAAAATGCGCATTAACAACCGGCGATATGGAGCGGTATTTAATTAAATGCGAATATGAAGAACAAAAAAATGTAAAAGGCAGAAATAAAAAACCATTAATGATGGTTTATTCTGATTTGGCCGAAAAATATAGTAAAAGCATTCATGCGATTATCTATATTATAAAAAAAATCTAATTGTAAAAACTTTACAAAAAACCATTTAACATTAGCTTTACTTTTGTTTTATGGAAATTTATAATTTACTAATCAATAAAGATATTGGCACAGACAAAGGCGAAATTTCGGCCGATTATGTACGAAGCCAAATTGATGCTGCAAAGAAAACCAATGCAACAGAATTGAAGTTAATTATAAATTCGCGTGGCGGAAGTGTTTATGAAGGTTTTTCAATCTATAATGATTTAAAAGATTCCGGAATAAAAGTAACCGCATACATCCATGGATTTTGTGGAAGCATTGCTACATTAATTGCATCGGCGGCCGGATATGTTGAAATGTCTGAAACCGCGCAATACATGATACACAATGCAAGCGGCGGCGCGCAAGGTACTGCAAGTGAAATTGAAAGCACCGCAGAAGCGTTAAAACAAATAGATACAATTCTTGCACAAAATTATTCAAATAAAACCGGCAAAAGTGTTGAAGAAATAAAAGTTCTAATGGACAAAACAACATACATGACACCGCAAGAAGCAAAATCATTAGGATTTGTTGATGCGGTTAGAATGCCGGTAGCAGCATTCGGAAATTTTAATCCAAATATAAACATGAAAAAAAATAATATCGGCTTTAATGCAAAGTTAGCTTCTGCATTCAAAGCAATAGAGGAAGCATTAACCGGCGCAGAGCCTAAAAACTTTGTTGAGCCATTAGCAGATGGCATGACAATTGTTTATGGCGAAGGCGAATTGGAAGTAGGCAAAGAAGCGTATCTTGATGAAGCAATGACAGAACATGCGCCGGAAGGCGAACATGCATTGGCAGCAGGAAAAATTATTGTTGTGGATGCAGCAGGCGTTATTATTGAAATACGCGACATTGAAGCAGCAGCACCAACAGAGCCAACAGAAGCAGAAGCAAAGGTTGCGGAATTAACTGCGCAAGTTAATGCATTAGTTGCGGAAATTACTGCATTAAAAGAAGAAAAAGAAATTGTTGAAACTGCAAGCGCAGATTTTAAAGCTAAAATGGAAAAAGAATTTAAAGCATTAAAATCAACAATTACAAACGCAGGCATATCAATTAAAGATAATGCACCGGCGCATAATAAAAAAAGTATTTCTGCTTTTGATTCGTTTGCAGAAAAGAAAAGAAACGATTATAAATAATTTTTAAAACATAAAAAAAAAATAAAATGGCAGATGTATTAAATGTGGATGTCGCATGGTGCGGACAACAAGCAAATGAAGTGTTGGTTATTCCAACATTCAACACACCGGAATTAACAAGTGAATTTCGTATTATATTAGATATTAAATCAAAAAGACAATTAGCATTGGATAATATCCTTTCGGGCGTAGTTAGACCGGATGTTGGATGTGGTCGCGATGTTGCAGGAAATGTAGTCAATGTATTTGATAAAGAATTGGCAGTATGTGATTTAAAAGTAAACTTGAATCAATGTGCTAAAAATTTAGCAAACACATTCATGGAAGAATGGTTAAAAACCGGAAACGCATTAACTGATTTAACCGGCACAGAAGTTGAATCATATATTTTAGACAAAGTTAAAAACGCATTGCGTTTAGATGTTTACGATATTGCTTGGTTTGGCGATGTGAATTCAACAAATGACACATTGGCTTCATGTAATGGTATTTGGACAAGATTAGTAGCAGGAGCAAACGCATACGAAATTGAAAAGGTTGCAATTCCATCTACATTGGCTGATTGTACTGCATTAGATACAATGCGTGCAATGTATGATGCGGCATCTGATTTATTAGACCAAATGCCGGAAGCAGATAAATATTTTGCATTAACGCGTGAATTATACAATAACTATTTAACATGTAGAGAAGATGCATGTTGCGGCGATAAATCATGGGACATGGTTGAAGCAGGTGCAAGAATGTTAATGTTTAGAGGTATTGCGGTTTACAAAAAATCAAGATGGTCGCAAATTATTTCTGCAAATAGTTTAAATCATACACATCGTGCGGTTTATACATACAATCAGAATTTAGTAATTGGCACAGATGCAATTTCTGACACCAACACATTAGATTTCTATTATGTAAAGCAAGATAAAATGAATTACATTGATGCAGAATTTAAAATGGGTACACAATATGTTTACGGCGAATTGTCTGTAATTGCGTTATCTTAATTATTAACTTAAAGAAAAGGAGAAAATATTATGCCATGTGGAATAGTTAGCGGATTAGCATGTGCTACCTGCGAAGATTTACAATCGGTTGGCGGTATTAAAGCAAAAAATATTTATGTGGGGTCGCTATCGGATTTAACCGATAGTGGCTTTACAAAAGATGTTGAAGGCGTTGTTACTGCGATTGGATTGCAGCCTTACAATTACTTGTATAAATTCTGTGCTAAAACAAAAAGCGCAGGCGCATCACAAGAATTAGTAACCGGCGAAAATAACATTAAATCATTTACGCAAACAATTACCGGTAAATTTCAACAACAAACACAAGATGCAAAAAATGTGTGGGACAATTTGAAATTATTAGATGATTTGTTCGTAGTAATTGAAAAAACAAACGGAACATTTGAATTGTATGGCGAATCAGCAGGTTTAGAAATTACTGCATTGACAAAAGCAACCGGCGTATTAATTGGAGATGACAATAGTTGGAATATAACTTTGTCACAACCGATGGGCGGCGAACAATTGTTAGCACCGGATTTCTTTGTAACAAGTTACGCAGCAACAAAAGCATATTTAGAAAGTAAATTAGTTTAATTTCTAATAAAAATATTTCGCAGAGAAGTAGTTCCAACAAAAGAAGTTTTAATAGGTCGGCTTTCTTTAGCTGACAAGGAGTTAAGACATTACAGAAGAATATAGGTTGGGATTGCAGAGTTAAGGCAACGGCGAGTAAGCATCGAAGGATGGGAATTCGGAAGGCGAAAAATAGCAATATGGAAAAAGGGGGTCAGCGACCCCCTTTTTTTTGTAAAAATTTTGCATTTAAATATTTATCATTACATTTGCTTCGGATGCGGTTATAAATTAACATTAAAAAAATTTTGGGGAAAAGCCGCATCCATTTTACAAATGGAAATCCAAGAATTAAAAAATTATTTTGTTAGCAATGGCGGAATGCAGGTTGCAAAAAATAATCCTAATTGGCAAATTTTATTTGATACCTATCGTAAGCAGACCGGCAATAAATTAATTGTTGGTTGCGGAAGTTGTTACGCAAAAGCATGGAGATGGCTGCAAAAACAATAATCTATCAAATATATTTTGATGATAATAGCAAAAAAAACATACAAAATTTTGCTATTCCTTATGATAATACATGGTACAATGGTAAGGCCAATCAACCGGCATTTGAAAATCATATTATTTTAGATTTAATTGCAGCAAATGCGCATAAGGATTGCGATTATTTTGGCGTTTTATCATGGCAATTTGAAAAAAAGAATTCTTATTGGTTAAAAAACATATTTGATGATATGCAAAAGTTTCCAAATGCGGAAACATACACATTCTACAAAGCGCATACACAACCTAATTTGTGGCGCGTAGCAGAACAATGGCATGCAGGTATAATACAAACTGCGCAGTATATTTTTAATCGTTTTAATGGCCTTAAAATAAGCCATATTGAAATGCCAACAATTTATCAAAATGCGCATTTAACAAAATCTGATATTTATGAAGATTATGTGAAAACATGGTTGCAACCATTAATGGAAATTATGGCAGACACAGAAGA